ACGGCCGAGATCACCGCGATGCGCGCCACGGCCGACACGGCGCTCCCCGACGTCGCGACGGTCCAGCGCGCCACCACCGTCTCCGATGGTGGCGGTGGCACCACGACCTCTTGGGCCGATGTGGCGACGGTCGCGTGCCGCATCGCTCCGGCGGGTGGTGGTGAGGGCGCGACCACCGGTGAGCGCGTCGTCGACGAGTCCACGCACATCTTGACGTTCCCCGCGCTCGTCGACGTCACCGAGGCCGACCGGCTGCTGGTCAACGGCCAGATCTTCAACGTGACGCTCGTCAAGCAGCGCGGCGCCTGGGAACTCTCGCGCCGCGCCGAGGCGAAAGAGGCGGTGTAGATGGCGCTCGTCAGTCGCATCCCTCAGATCATCCGGCGCGTCGAGTCGCAGGTCTCCAGCGTCAACAAGCAGTCCGCCGAGCGCATCGCGCAGGACGCGAGGCGTCGCGTCCCGGTCAAGACGGGCCGGACGCGCGACTCGATCCGCGCGCAGCGCGCCAAGGGCGATGATTGGGAGGCGGTCGTGGGGTTCCCCGGCCAGTTCATCGAGCGTGGGACGGCGCGGGTGGCTGCGCGGCCGTTCATGGTGCCGGCGGCTGAGGCTGAGCGCGCGGCTCACCGCAAGGCGATCCGTGAGTTGTACAAGTGACCTACGAGGACGCGCAGCGCAAGGTCCACGACGCGATCGGCGGATTGCTTCGAGAGGGAGAGATCGCCGTTGGGTGGACCCTCACCATCGACGTTGCCGGTCCCGATGACGGGCGCTATCTCGCGCACCGCGCGGGCGGCGGCATCGACGGCAGCTCGTCCCCGATGGTATGGACTGCGCTCGGGATGCTGCGCGCCGGCGCCCAGGTCGCGGAGGCTCAGCTCGCAGAGGGCACCGTGGACCACGAGGACGAGGAGGAATCATGAGCATGAGCTACCCGGCGGGCAGCCGCTACGTGACGCCGATCCCCGACGCCGCGATGCAGGCGGCCGCGGAGGAGCTGGAGCGGATCACGGCCGCACCCGACCTGGAGTCCGAGCGGATCAGCGGCGAGACGTCGGAGGGCTTTGTGGTGCGGGCCATCCTCACCGCTGCCCGCCCGCACCTGGTGGACGACAAGGTCGTGGAGCACGCTGCTATGGCGCTATGGGCCGAGGGGCACCGCACGCCAAGCCCGCCTCACCCCAACGTGGCGTACTGGAAGCGGATCGCCCGTCGCGCCCTCGAAGCGGCGCTAGGGGCCCCGGTCAAGGCGGGCGCGGTGGACGACGACGAATGAACGAAACGAGACGCGCAATCTTCGATCGTCTCAGCGGCGACGCCACGCTCACGGGGCTGCTGGCAGCCCCCGGCAACATCTACCACCAGGTCGCCCCGCAGACCGCGACGTTTCCCGTCGTCGTCTTTCACAAGGCCGCCGGCACCCCGGTCCTCCAGTTCGTCGGGGCCTACGTCCAGAACGACTTGTGGAGCGTGCGCGCGATCTCGCAGGGCTCATCCTCGACGGCCGCCGAGGAGATCGCCGCTCGCGTTGACGTGCTGCTCGACAACGCGGAGTTGGCGATCACGGGGCGGGTGCATCTGTATCTGCGCCGTGACTCCGATATCGACATGTCGGAGCAGGACGGCGCCGACACGTTCGCGCACGTCGGGGCCTTGTACAGGCTCTGGACTCAGCCCACCTAAAAGGAGACGCCATGCCAGGGATTGACCTGCACACCACCACGGACCCGATGGTCTGGGCCACCGAGTTCGTCAGGATCGTCCGCGAGAACGAGATCGACGTGGCCGGTGAGGACGCCGAGGGTTTCATGGTCGCCTGGTTCTCCAACCTGCTGGGGGCTGCTGAGCTCGTCGGCGACCGAGGTCAGCGCCATGGACCCTGACCGCATCGCGGTCCCAAGAGCGGCCGCGCAGGCCCTGGTCGATCACCTGCAAGACGCGCCGTGGGTGCGTGCCGCCGGCGCCCTCAACGAACTCCGCGCAGCACTCGACGAACCCCAGCTCGACCCCGACCCGTTCCCCACATTCGGCACAAAGGAAGGCACCTAAATGGCCACACTCGCAACGCAGCCCATCAGCCGCGCCGGGATCGTCCCAGCGTACGCCGCCGCAGCCGCGGGCGGCGACAAGTTCGCCCCGACGAAGGACACCCTGCTCCACGTCAAGAACGGGTCAGCCGCCGCGATCACCGTCACGATCGTCACCCCGAAGACCACCAGCTACGGCTCCGAGATCGCCGACAACGAGATCGCGGTCGCCGCCGGCACCGAGCGGCTCATCGGACCGTTCCCCTACGAGCACTACGCCGACACCGACGACGGCCTGGGCGACATCACCTACTCCGCCGTCACGTCGCTGACCGTCGGCGCGTTCGCGCTGGGCGAGTCGTAATGAGCACCTTCGATCCTCTCGTTCACGAGGAGCCGACGAGAACCGCTGGTCGCTACCGCGTGACCGCTCCCAGCGCCGTGCTCGGCTACGAGCCGGGCGAGACGTTCGAGCAGCTCATCCCGCCCGAGCAGGAGGCGCGTCTCATCGCGCGCGGCCAGCTCGAGGTCGTCGGTGGACTGATCGGCAAGACCCGCGAGGGGCTGAACGATCTCGCGGCTGCGGCCGGGGTTAGCGATCCCGGGGCGCTGCCCAACAAGGACGCGGTCGCGGATGCGATCGAGGCCACGACACAGAAAGCAGGTGAGTAGCCATGGCGTCCTTGGCGGCTAGCGCCCACTCCATGACCCGAACAGGCTTCTGAGTGGGGTGGAGGAGCGCGCAGAGGACGCCGACGCCTCCATCTCGCGGGCGTAGTCGGCCTGCTCCATGAGCGCAGCAGCCATCTCGTCGGCTTCGTCGGGGTTCAGCTTCCGGTGCATCCCGTCGGTAAACCCCACCCACACACCGCGTTGCTTTTCAGGGCAGTGCTCTACCTCCAGGAAGTTCAGGTGCCATCCGATTGGTGCAGTCCTCGGCGGGCATGGGCCGAGAGCTGCCTCGACGATGGAGCGCGTCGTGCCCGACGCGGCGTTGGCTCGCGTGTGCGCCTCCTGCCACTCCTCGTAGGTCGGGTCGATGGTCATACGGAACCTCCATTGGGGTTGGGGGGCAAGGCGGCCCGGCGAACCCGTGGACCTGTCCGGGCGCACGACCGGGAGCAGTAGAGGCCCTTCCCCTCCGCCACCGCTGCCGGGATCGTCAGAAAGGCGTCTCCGCAGACGACGCAATATCGCTGGACCGCGCGGGTGCGGCTGCCACCCCACAACATCGTCAGGTCGTCGTCCTGGAGTAGCGGCGCGTCGCCCGTGCGGCGTCGATGCGCATTGCAGGAGTGGCACGACGGCACGAGGTTCGCCGGGTCGTCGTTGTTGCGGTTCCAGTCGAGATGGTCCGCGATAAGTGCCCCCTCGACCAGCCCCGTCTTCCACACCACCGGCGCGCCGCACCAATGGCATCGGTGCTCACCCGGGCCGACCTTGCCGTAGAGCACAAGCCGGGCAACGGCCACCATCCCGGAGGGTGGGGCAATCGGATGGTCTCGCGCGGTGACCATCCGCTGGGCCTTCCACTGCGAGACACGAGGACCGCGTAACGACTCGCCGTAGCAAGCGTGGGAGCAGAACCGCCCGGTTCGGGTGAAGGTCAGCCCGCACTGTTCACAGTCGGCGGAGACCACGGACGCGGTCTTCTTTCGCCCCGCCCCAGCCGCGTAGTAGCAGCCCTTGGAGCAGAACCGCCCGGTGCTTCCCGGCTTCGGCCGGAACTCCTCCGCGCAAGTTTCACACACAGCCATTCGATAAGCGTATCACAAAGAAAGGTGTTTAGCCATGTCCAAGCTGATCCTCAAGGACGCAGACATCGTCCTCGACGGTGTGAACCTGTCAGACCACGCGTCCAGCGTGGAGATCAACTCGGCGAAGGACCTCCAGGAGGTCACGTCGTTCGGCAACGCCTACAAGACCAACCTCGTGGGGCTGGGAGATGCGACCATGAGCATCACGTTCTTCCAGGACTACGCCGCCGCGTCGGTCGACGCGACGCTGTGGCCGCTGCACGACTCCGAGGCGACGTTCCCGGTCGTCGTGAAGCCGACGTCCGGCCCGGTGTCCGCGACGAACCCCAGCTACACGATGACGGCGGTTCTCCCGGAGTTCTCGCCGCTGTCGGGCAGCGTCGGTGAGGCGTCGACCGTCGACGTGGAGCTCCAGAACGCCGGGGAGACCGGGATCGTCAAGGCGATCGCGTGAGCGTCGGGACGGAGCAGGCGCACAACGGCCCGGCGGCGGTGGACGTCATCGACCAGCCCAAGCACGACAAGCAGTCGTGGCTGTCGGGGCCCGGCGATCTCGACGAGGTCGAGGTCGAGGTCGAAGCGATCGGCGACTCGGTCGTCGTGCGGTCGCTGACGGCCGGGCAGCTCGCGCGCATCCAGGACGAGTGCATGAGCATGAAGGGCGACGTCGTGAAGGTCGACAGCTTGCGCCTCGGCGTGTTGAAGTTCGCGCGCGCCGTCGTCGAGCCGGTGTTCTCCGAGGACGAGGCCAACGTGATCGCGCACAAGTACGGCGCGTCGTTCTCGCTGGTCGTCGGGGTCGTCGACGAGATCAGCAAGGCGACGGAGGAGGACGTGCAGAAGGCACGCCGCCGGTTTCGCCCGCGACGGTAACGCCGTCGGCAGGCTGCCCGATGGGCAGCGCTGGGCGTTGGACGAGGCCGGGCAGCTCCGCCGCTACCTGTTGGAGCTGTCGGAGCGACTGGGGATGACGGCGTGGGAGCTCGGTGCGCGCATGAGCGCCGCCGAGCTGACCGAACGCCGCGCGCTGGACATGGTCAGGGCCGCCGAGGAGAAGGCTGCCGAGGAACGCTCGATGAAGAAGGGACGGTGAGGCATGGGTTCAGCGGCTGTCCTTGGCGTTCTGGTGCGGGCGAAGGGTATCGGTGCTGTGAACTCGCAGCTCGCCGGGATGAACGCGAACATGGCGAAGACCAGCGCCACCGGCGGGCGGATGGGCGCCGCCATCAAGAAGGGATTGATGATCGGTGCTGCTGCGATCGCCGCCCTCGGCGTCGGCCTGTTCAAGCTCGGCGCGGCGTTCGACGACGCCTACGACACGATCCGTGTCGGCACGGGCGCGACCGGCAAGAAGCTCCAGGGCCTCAAGGACGACTTCAAGTCGGTCGTCAAGTCGGTGCCGGCGAGCTTCAAGGACGCGTCGACAGCGATCGCCGATCTGAACACGCGGCTGGGGTTGACGGGCAGGCCGTTGCAGGACCGCGCCAAGCAGTTCCTCGAGCTCAGCCGGATCACCAAGACGGACGTGGCGACGAACATCAAGGATGTCACGCGGGCGTTCGGTGACTGGGAGGTCAAGACCAAGGATCAGAGTGGCCAGCTCGACAAGTTCTTCCGGGCGGCGCAGTCGTCGGGCGCCACGGTCAGCGACCTCGCGAAGCAGGTCGTGCAGTTCGGTGCGCCGCTGCGGCAGGTCGGCTTCTCGCTGGACGAGGCGACGGCGATGTTCGCGAGCTTCGAGAAGGCGGGCGTGAACACCCAGACGATGATGCCCGGCATCAAGATGGCGATGAAGACCTTCTTTGAGGAGGGCATCGACCCGAAGAAGGGGCTCCAGGCGGCGTTCAAGGGGATCCAGGACGGGTCGATCGACGCCGCGGGGGCGATGGACATCTTCGGGCAGCGTGCGGGCGGCGACATGATCGAGGCTGTCCAGCAGGGCCGCTTCGATCTCGACGAGATGACGAAGTCGCTGGCTAACGGGTCGGACACGATCATTCAGGCCGGCAAGGACACCATGGACTTCGGTGAGAAGTGGACGATGATCAAGAACCGGGTGCTCGTCGGGCTGGAGCCCGTCGCGATGCGGGTGTTCGACGGGATGGGGGCGGCGATGGACAAGCTGCCCGGCATCGCCGCGAAGATCGCCCCGGTCATCGTGGCGATGGCCGCGCCGTTCATCGCGGTGGGTCGCGCGGCAGGTGATGTCGTCGGCTGGTTCCGGCAGCACGAGACGGTGTCGCTCGCGCTCGGTGCTGCTCTGGGCGTCGTCACCACGGCGCTGGTCACGTTGCGCGTTGTCGCGCTCGCGCAGATGATCCCGATGCTCGCCCGGACCGCCGCGGCGTGGGTGCTGATGAACTTGGCGATGCTCGCCAACCCGGCCGTGCTGATCGTCGTCGCGCTCGCGGCGCTGGTCGCCGGTCTTGTGGTCGCGTGGCGGGAGTCCGAGACGTTCCGCGCGATCGTGACGGGGGCGTGGGAGGCGATCAAGAAGGTGGTTGGCGCGGTGATCGCGTTCATCGTGCCTCTCATCACCGCCGCGTGGAACGCGATTAAGGCCGTGACGAGCGTCGTGTGGGGCGCGATCAAGGCGGTGATCGGCGTCGTCTGGGATGGGATCAAGGCTTACGTCACCGTCGCGCTCGCGGTGATCACGGCAGTCGTCACGACGGCGTGGACGGTCATCAAGGCGGTGACCACCACCGTCTGGAACGTGATCAAGGCGGTCATCACGACCGTGTGGGCTGGGATCCAGGCGGTCATCACCACGGTGCTCGACGCGCTCAAGAAGATCATCACCACGGCGTGGAACGCGATCAAGAAGGTGACCACGACGATCTGGAACGCGATCGAGAAGGTCATCACGACCGTCTGGGATGGGATCAAGGCGGTGACGACCACCGTGCTGAGTGCCCTCAAGTCGGCCATCACCGCCGCGTGGAACGCGATCAAGTCCGTCACGTCCACGGTGTGGAACGCGATCAAGTCCGTTCTCACGACGATCTGGGACACGATCAAGTCGGTCGTGTCGGCTGCGCTGGGCGTCCTCAAGTCGACGATCACGACCGTGTGGAACGCGATCAAGACGACAACGAGCACGGTGTGGGGGGCGGTCAAGACGGCGATCATCGACCCCGTCCGCTCCGCCGTTGGCTGGGTGATCGACAAGGTCAAGTGGCTTGCCGACAAGCTGGAGGCCGGGTTCCGCAGCATCTGGGGGATCGCTAAGGACTTCGCCGGTGGCCTCAAGGACCGGATCGTGAGCGCCTTCAAGGGCGTCGTGAACAAGATCGGCGGGTTCATCAACAAGATCATCTCGGTGGTCAACAAGATCCCCGGCGTCAACATCGGGTACAAGTTCACGCCGCTGGCGCAGGGCGGCACCCTCAGCAGCGCCGGTGCCGTGCAGGAGCTGGCGCGCGGCGGGGTCGTGAACCGGCCGATGGCCATCGTCGGCGAGGAGGCCCCCCGCCACCCGGAGTACGTGATCCCGACCAACCCGGCCTACCGGGGCCGCGCGACCGAGCTCATGGCCTCCGCGGCGCAGAAGATGGGGATGGAGGGCTTCGCGCGCGGCGGGGTGCTCGGCAACGCTGACACGCTCGCCAGCGTCGCGAAGAAGATGGGCGCCGGCCCGAAGTCGACGCTCGCGCTGTTCATGGCCGCCGTCGTGGAGAGTGGGATGCAGAACCTGTCCTACGGTGACCGTGACAGCCGCGGCATCTTGCAGATCCGCGACTCGACGGCGCGACCGATGGGCATCAACAACATGAGCGTCGCGCAGTCCGCGGCGGCGTTCCTGGGCCGCGGGTTCTGGAACAAGGGCAGCGCGATGAGTCTCTCGAGGTCGGGGATGTCGGCGGGGCAGGTCGCGCAGCAGACGCAGGGGTCCGCGTTCCCTGCGCGCTATGACCAGGAGCGCGGCCGGGCGCTGTCGTTCCTGAAGTCCGCCAAGGGCGACAAGAAGGGCCTCGGGGACCTGCTGAAGGGCGTGCTGTTGACGGGCGCGGGCTCGTCGGCCGCGATGGACCCGGGGCAGTTCCTCAAGCTGCTGCCCGGTGTCGGCTCTCTCCCCGGCTGGATTCAGGGCCTGGGCAAGCACGCGCTCTCGGGCGTGTCGAAGTGGATCAAGGACAAGGTCGCGAGCCTCGCCCCGTCAGGCGGTGGCGGCGGTGGCAGCACCACGGGGCTGACGGATCAGGTGAAGGACGCGGTGTCCTACGCCCGCTCTAACGGCTGGTCGGGCGGCATCAACTCGGGGTTCCGCTCGCGTGCGAAGCAGCAGGCGCTCTACGACCTCTACAAGTCGGGCCGCGGGAACCTTGCGGCCCCGCCGGGCAACTCGAACCATGAGCGTGGCCTCGCGGTCGATGTCTCGCAGCCCGATCAGTTCGCCCGGGCGATGGCGCGCATGGGCGAAGGGCGGCTGTATCGCAAGGTGCCGGGCGAGCCGTGGCATTTCTCGACGACGGGGTACGCGCAGGGTGGGGTGCTCGACGGGGCGCGTAAGGCGATGACGAGCCCGTTCGTGGGGTCCTTCGCGACGGGCGGGACTGTCCCGCGTGACGGGATGGCGCTGGTGCACAAGGGGGAGCGGGTGACGCCGCCGGGACGTAGCGACGGGCCGATGGTGCACATCGAGAACTACAACGTGACGGATGCCGCGCATGACGAGGAGCGTCTGGCGCGCAAGGTCGGCTTCAGGATGCGCGCACTGGGGGCGATCGACTGATGGCCTATCGCGACGTCATCCTCGCCGACAACCCCGTCGCGTACTACCGCCTCGGTGAGGCGTCGGGCACCACCGCCGCGGACGAGAGGGCGTTCCAGGCGGGCACCTACGTCAACGCGCCCATACTGGCCCAGCCCGGCGCGCTGGCCGGCGACGCGAACACCGCCGTCGCCTTCGACGGTACGACACAGCGCGTCGATGTCGGCGACCTGAAGATCAGCGCGCAGACGGACGCCACGGTCGAGCTGTGGTTCAAGGCCACGGACGGCGGGACGAACAGGTGGATGTTCAGCGAGAGCTCCACGCTGACGGACACCCCGCTGTTCGGGGTGATCCTGGAGGCCGGGAAGGTGCGGGTGCTGTGGCGCAACGACGCCAACGGTGTGGTCAATCTGTATTCACCGGCTGCGACGTACAACGACGCGCAGTGGCATCACGTCGTCGCGACGAAGGTAGGCACGGCCCTCAGGCTCTACGTCGACGGGGGCGAGGTGGTCACGGGGACGACGCCGGGCGGCGCTATCTCTCTGAACACCTCGACGATCGCTGCGGTCCGCCGTGCGGCTGTCAGCTTGTGGTACGCGGGCACCCTCGATGAGGTCGCGGTCTACAACTACGCGCTCACCGCCGCGAAGGTCGCCGAGCACTACCAGGCCGGGACCACCGCGCCCGTCGCCCCGGCGACGTTCGTCTCAGACACGTTCACCGACGCGGCTGGCACGCTGCTGGAGAACCACGTCGGGGAGACGGGCGCGACGTGGGCCAAGCACCCGTCGTCCGGGACGAACACCGTGTCGATCAGCGCGCAGGGGCGCCTGGTCGCGTCGGGCAGCGGCGCGATCTACCTCACGTCGGGGGTCCCCGCGGGCGCGGACTACGACGCGGTGTGGGACGTGGTTGTCGCAGGGACGGCTGGAGGGAACTCGCAGCGCGTATGCGTGCGGATGGACGGGACTGCCAATACCAACTACGGCGTCGACGCGCTCCCGAATGGCGACATACAGTTGACCAAGCGGGTTGCGGGTTCTTTGACGCAGATCGGCTACCGCGCGGCCGGGTTCGCGCCGACGGTCGGGCTGACATACCGCTTCGAGTGCCAGGTGCGCGGTACAAGCCTGCGGATTCTCGTGAACGGCGTCGAGAAGATCGCGGTGACGGACGCCAGCATCACCGCTGCTGGGCGCGTGGGACTGTACTCGTCCGGGGTGCTGAGCGAGCCCGGCCTGCACATCGACAACCTCGCCGCGTCGGACGCGGTCACGGCCGACACCGTCCCGCCAGTCACGACGATCAGCGTCCCGCCTAATACCGCGATCAGCAACAAGCCAGGCTTCGACACGTTCGACGTGACGATCACCGCCGATGAGCCGTTCGTGGAGTACGAGCTGCGCCGGGTCCCCACTGACGGTGCGACGCGGACGGAAGGCACCCTCATCGAGACGGCGACGGTCGCGGCGACGACCAGCCTGACGACGACGATCACCTACGCCGAGCTGTCAGGCGTTGAGGGACCGAACAAGATCAAGGGCTGGACGCGCGACGCGGCCGGCAACTGGTCAGGCACGGGTCCGACACCACCACCCACGGGGACGACCGTGTTCACCGAACCCTTCTTCGGCGGCCTGAGCACCAAATGGAATCTCGTGCAGCGAGTCGCCACGGACCGCATAACGGTCGTTACATTGGCCGGGGCTGCCGATGGGCAGGCGGGACGCTTCGAGGTTCGCTATGGCGACCATGTCAACGGAGAGACGAACTCCCGGGCCGAGCTGGGCTGGACCACGGACATGGCCTCGCAGGGCGAGGAGCTGACCTACTCGTGGCGGACCATGTTCGCAACGGACTACCCGAGCGCCAATACATGGCAGGTCTTCCTCCAGTGGAAGAACGAGGGCACCGGGACGCCACCGTTGGGACTGTCGGTCAAGGGCGAGCAGATACACATGGATACCGGCCCGCAGTTCAACTACAAGAAGCTGTGGACTACCCCCCTGGTTCGCGGCCAGTGGCTCGACTTCTTGGTCCGTGTCTATTGGTCCGAGACCACCACTGGCTGGGTTGAGGCCACCTACAACGGTCAGCAGGTGCTCGCGCGGACCTATCTGCCGACTCTGTACTCGGGCTTGAAAAACTACCTCAAGATGGGGCTCTACCGGGATGCTGCGATCCAAGGCACCGGGATCGTCTACCACGACGCCCTCAAGGTAGTTCAGCACTGATGGCAGACACAGCCACCATCATCGTCGACACGACGGGACCTGCGGATTTCGCACTCGTCCTCAATGGTGGCGCGGTCACGACGACCGACCAGGGGGTCAGCGCCGCGGTCACGACGACGGACCCCAGCACGACCGGCTACGAGGTCAAGTTCTGGGGCGACATCACCTCCGCGTCCACGGAGGCCGCGGCGACGTGGGTTGCGCTCGCGTCCCCCCACGCCTTGACGCTCACCACGGGCGACGGAGCCAAGACGGTCAACGCGCGGCTGCGTGACAGCGTCGGCAACGAGTCGGCGGTGGACACGGACACCATCGACCTGGCGGCGGCCACCTTCACCGACTTCCTCCTGTCCGTCCCGACCGGGCTCGCCGCCACCGTCGAGCCCACCTCCGTCACGCTTGGGTGGGACCCAAACGCGGAGCCCGACCTCGCCGGGTACCGCCTGCGCCGCGACGCCGCGATCATCTACGACGGCGCGACGGCCACCTTCACCGACACCACCGCGCCCGCCGGGGAGAAGGTCTCCTACACCGTCGCCGCCTACGACACGCTGGGCAACGAGTCGCAGGCCAGCGCCCCGGTCGCGGTGACGACCAGGAACGTCCGCCGCCGCTACGCCGCCGGTGGGCTACTCAGCGCCCTGTCGCTCGACACCCCCGACGGCCCCGTCACCCTCCTCGCGCCCGGCACCAGGGGCGTCAGCAACGCCGAGGGCTTCGCCGGGATGGCAACACGGGTCATCACGACCGTCCGTGCTGGCCGCCACGGCTCTGTCAACCGCACCCGCCACCGCCAGGACCGCCAGATCTCCTGGGAGGGCACCCTCCAGGCCACCGACAACAACCCCGACCGGGTGTGGTGGGAGTACCAGCAGATCGCGCGTGCCTTGTCCAGTGCGACCGATGAGGACCGCGAGCTGCACTACACCCTCGGGCGCGGGACCGCCTTGTTCGCGCGCGTCCGCCTCGAAGAGCTGAGCGCGCCGATCCAGGTCGGCCCCAACGCCATCAAGTACCAGTGCACCGTGCGCGCGCAGGACCCCCGCGGCTACAGCGCCGTCGAGCAGACCGCGCAGACCGGCCCGCTGTTTCGCGAGGGCCTGCCCGTGGGCTCCGCCGTCTTCCCGCTGGTGTGGCCCGTCACGTTCGCGCAGTTGACGACCGGCAGGCTCAACGTGCACAACGACGGGACGGTTGGCACACCGCCGACCATCGAGCTTGACGGGTACCTGCGCAACCCCGTCGTGCAGCTCGCGGACCGCCGCCTCGTGTTCGTCGGGACGATCGCGGAGGGCGACACGCTGACCATCGACGCTGACCAGCGCACGGTGATGCTCAACGGGACGGCCAACCGCCGCGGCCTGCTGGACAGCGTCCGCTCGCGGTGGTTCGAGCTGCCGCCCTACCCCGCGGTCATCGAGCTGCTGCCCGAGGCGTTCGCCGGTCAGGGCGGCCTGCGGATCCGTTGGCGCGACGCCATCCAATAGAGGAGACCCACTATGCCCACCGCAATCGCGATAGCACCAGCGCTCGGTCACGGCCTGCTGGCCACCCAGGGCGGCGTCGGGGCAGCCCCCGGCTACGACGCGATCGACCTGCGTCGCATGATCCAGGGCCTCCACGGTAACCGCCAGGGCGTCCTGGACCCGGCCGGGTGGAAGGTCAGCGAACGCGCGGCCGGCCCGGCGATGGCCGTCGACGTCGCCGCGTCCACCGGGCTCGCCCGGGTCAACGGCGTGTCCGTCGCTGAGCAGGGCGGTTACGTCATCGCGCCGCACGCCACCATGATCACGCTCGACGTCCCCGCGTCGGATGCGACGAACCCCCGCGTCGACGTCGTGTACCTCGTCGTCCGCGACAACGCGCATGACGGGTCGGGTGCTACCGACGCCCGGGTGGTGGTGGTCGCGGGCACCCCGACGGCTGGCGCGACCCTCAGCAACCAGGCCGGCGCGCCGAGTGCCCCGACGTCCTCGGCGATGCGTCTCGCTGACGTGCTCGTCGCCGCGAACGCATCGAGCGTGACCAACGGTCAGATCCGGACCCGCCGCCCGCTGATCGTGCCCGGCCGCGAGGTTGGCGACACGTTCTTCTGGCCCGTCAGTTCGAGCCCTCCCGGGTGCAGCGTCCTCAACGGTGCGGCCCACTATCGCCTGGTCTTCAGCGAGCTGTTCGCCCTGCTCAGTACGACGTTCGGCGCCGGGGATGGCTCCACGACATTCAATGTCCCCCAGGCCGATGGCCGGGGGCTCGTCGGGAGCGGCGTCAGCTTCGCGTTCGGGGCTAAGGGTGGCGCGCAGACCCACTCGTTGACCGAGGCGCAAGGCGCCAAGCACAGCCACACGCCCGTGAGCGGCGGGACTGACCCGCGGTTCACCGTCTCCGACGGGGTGAGCACCGTCGGCGTCCCTAACGGGACGTTCCACAACCTGATCCCCGCGAACTACGCGCAGCAGCGCACCGCGCCATCCGGGCAGGGCGCAGCGCACAACAACATGCCGCCCTACCTCGCGTTGCGGCCGGTCATCTTCACCGGGGTTGCCTGAGTGTGGACGCTGCTGCTCGACGATCACACGTCGACCGAGGTCGCCGAACTCTCGGTCACCCCGACGATGCGATGGGAGATCGGCCGTGCGACCAGCGTCACGTTCAACCTCGACCAGGACACCGAGGCCGCCGGCGAACTCGCCGCCGCGCTCCGCAACGGCATCCCGCGGCTGCGGGCCTACCGCGACGGGGTCCTGCGCGCCCACGGCCACTGGTACCCCCAGCAGGACACCGCCGACGCCGAACAAGCGACCGCGCAGTGCACCTTCCGCGGGCCGTTCGCGCGCCTCGAAACCCGTCACCTTCGCGCCGCCCTCACCCGAACGCAGATCGACCAGGGGCAGATCCTGCTCGACGCGCTAGCCGCCACGAACGCGATCGCGCCGACAGGGCTGATAGGGGGCACCCTCACCCCATCGAAGTTGCGCGACCGCGCCTACGAGCCTGGCAAGCAGATCGCCGAGCTGC